GGGAAGACGACCAAGATTCTGTATTGATTCAAAGAAAACCTGGTAGTTCTGCTACACTTAAAGGAACATCCAAAACATCTTGGCCTGGTAAAGGTAAAAATGTTCGAGTTGGTAAAATGAAACCAGGAAGAACTGGTGAGTTTGATACAAAAGTCAAAAACAAAACATTTACTTATGAAAACTAAATTTCCATTTGAACACGTAATTAAATACGACACTAAAGAAATCTGGATTAAATGCACCAGTAGCATTACTGCTATGGGCATTCCTACACTTGTTGAAAAGTATTATCCCGGATATACTGGACATATTGCAAGTGAAGACTATTTGAATAAACTGCGAAACCAGCAGGTCCAATCTTGAAACTGTCACAGGGGGCACTCAACCGCCCCTTTTTTCTTGTATAATTACTTCAGTTAAACAAAACAAACTAACTACATTATGCCTCGCAAAATTTCCGTGACTGACGAACAACTGATTTCTGATCTCCGATCTTCCTTTGGTACTGAAATTTCCGCTGGTGACATTCGGGGATTCTGTGCCTCTCGCAGTCTCAATTATCAGACTGTTACTCGTCGCCTTGAATCCTTCAAGACAGATCGTGGTCGCTGGAACCTTGAAGTGACTCAAGAGCGTGTTGAAGAGATTGAACGCACTTTCCATTCTCCTGCGGCTCTTCCTGCGGTCGAACAAAACCTCATTCCTGAAAAAGATGATACCTTCGTCAAGTTTGGTAATTTTAACGATATCAAAAAAATTATTCAGTCCCGTCTTTTCTATCCTACGTTCATTACGGGTCTTTCGGGTAATGGTAAAACGTTCAGTGTGGAGCAAGCGTGTGCTCAACTGAAGCGTGAACTGATTCGTGTTAACGTTACAATTGAAACTGACGAGGATGACCTGATTGGTGGTTTCCGCCTGGTCAATGGTGAAACTGTTTGGCACAATGGACCCGTGATTGAGGCACTGCAGCGAGGAGCAATTCTGCTTCTGGATGAGATTGACCTTGCTTCTAACAAGATTCTGTGCCTTCAATCTGTTCTTGAAGGAAAAGGTATCTTCCTGAAGAAGATCGGACGTTTCGTGAAACCTGCTGCAGGATTCAACGTATTTGCCACCGCAAACACTAAGGGTAAGGGTTCTGATGATGGGCGCTTTATCGGCACTAACGTTCTCAACGAAGCGTTCCTAGAGCGTTTCCCTGTAACTCTGGAACAGGATTATCCTGCAGTTGCCACCGAACAGAAGATCCTTGAGGGTATTTCTCTGGATCTTGGTCTTGAGGATCGTGATTTCTGTAAGCGGTTGGTTGATTGGGCGGACGTGATCCGTAAAACCTTCTACGATGGTGGTATTGAGGAAATCATCAGTACTCGCCGCCTGGTTCATATCATCCGTGCCTATAGCATCTTCACTGATAAAGCAAAGGCAATTAAGGTTTGCATCAATCGTTTTGACGATGAGACCAAGCAATCGTTCTTGGAACTTTATGATAAGATTGATGTTAATTTTGAACTTCCGAAAGAACAAAAATCTGAACCTGAAATGCCAGTTGAATATATTTCCTGATAATGCTTTTTTCTGAAAAGTGTTATTCGTATAAATAGTAATAGCACTTTTCAGTTTATTATGTCTTATTCAAAAGAACAAAAAAATGAATATAATAAAAAATATCGTCAAAAAATGACGGATGAACAAAAAGAAGCAAAACGTCTTGCTGATAGAGAATATTATTATAAAAATAAGGAAAAAGTTGATGATCGCAATATGCGTTATTATCAGGAAAACAAAGAAAAATTGAAGGAGAAAAGAGTTCCTTATTTTAATAATAGACGAAACATCTTAAAGGAAGAAGCAAAACAAAAACTTGGTGGAAAATGTGTATGGTGCGAAACAACTGAAAATCTTGAGTTTGACCATATAGACCCAGCACAAAAACAATTTACTATAAGTGCTTTTCCTTGCTCTCTTGACTTATGGTGGAAAGAAGTTGAAAAATGCCGTCTCTTATGTAAAACCTGTCACAAAAAACATAGTGATGCTGAAATGGCGGCAAAGCATCTTTATTGGATAAATCTTTCTTTTGAAGAACGACAAAAACTTATTCAGCAACAACTTGACGAGCAACCTCAATTCTGATATAATTGGGGGAGGTTAATTATGACTTCCCCCTTATTTTATTTTTACTATGGCAGATAGCAAAGATCATTTTTGGAAATACAACGAAGATAAGACTCTGAAAGAAATTGAAGAGTATCTTGCCAGCACTTATTATTCTCATTATACTTCTGAGCAATCCAAAACTCAAACTCTTGATTTGATTGAAAGTATTGGTGATGCCGAAGCATTTACCCGTTCAAATGCAATCAAGTACCTTTCTCGCTTTGGTAAGAAGAATGGTAAATCTAAGATGGATATTTTGAAGGCAATTCATTACTGCATTCTTCTTTATAATTTTGCTGGTCTTCACGAAAACAAATCTGACCAATACCAATATTGATTATGAAAATCCAAGACAAAACTATGAAACTCTCTGACAATACCTGTGCTCTTCTCAAGAACTTTGCTGGTATTAATAATTCAATTCTTGTGAAAAAGGGTAATCGTCTTCGTACTATTTCTGTTGCCAAAAACATTCTGGCAGAGGCAGAGATCACCGAAGAATTCCCCCGCGATTTTGCCATTTATGATCTGAACCAGTTTCTAAATGGTATTAGTCTTCATCAGGATCCCGATCTTGATTTTACTGAAGAGTCTTACATCACTATTCGTGAAGGTAAGCGTAGGGTGAAGTATTTCTATGCCGATCCTAATGTGATTATTTCTCCTCCCGAAAAGGAGATCCAACTGCCTTCAAAGGACGTTTGTTTCCAAGTTGATAGTGTAACTCTGGAGAAACTGGTTAAGGCAGCAGGTGTTTATCAACTTCCAGATCTTTCTGCGGTCGGTGAGGCAGGAGTGATCCGTCTGGTGGTTCGGGACAAGAAAAACGATACTTCTAACGAATACTCCATCGTTGTTGGTGAAACGAACAAGGAATTTACCTTCAACTTCAAGGTTGAGAACATCAAGATCATTCCCGGATCTTATGATGTGGTTGTGTCAGAAAAACTACTGTCACAGTTCAAGAATACAAAGTATAACCTCTGCTATTATATTGCTCTGGAACCTGATAGTACTTTTGGTTGATGGAATTTCTTCTTTATTTGACTCCTATAGGTCGTGAGATTATTCAAAATGTTATTCGTGCAAAGTATTCAGTTAAAGAAAATGTTGGGTTTTGTAGGGACAAAAACTTTTTTGGATATGTTAATACTAACAAATTAGTTATTTGTACGAATAACATTAAACATAGTGGAAATGATGTCAAGTTTTATGTAAATGAGACTGTATATCACGAAGCAACTCATATTGCTCATATGTGCAGAGGATATAAACCTTTTTATATTCCATTAAAAGATATGCCTCTTCCACAAAGTAAACTTCAAGATATTGAAAAATCTGTTAGAATGTCTACCTCATCCAGACAGATAGAACACGAAGCCTATTGGATGGAAGATAAACCAGAACAAGTTAAGTATGTAATTCAAAAGTATTGTTTCTAGAAGAGCAAACATTCTCAAAAGATATTCTACACTAGAAGAGTTGGAGCAATTATTTAATTATTAGAAAACTTTGAGGAACTAACCTTGAACATTTTTGTGACTGATGAATGTCCTGTGCTTTCTGCTGCGGTACTTCCAGACAAGCATATTGTGAAAATGCCTCTGGAGACCTGTCAGATGGTTTCTATCATTTTCTCTAAATGGTATTATGATTGGGGATACATTCCCAAGAAAGATGGTCTTCCATATGACACTGAAAAGGGTGCCTTCCGCAATCATCCCTGTACTCAATGGGCAGCAAAATCCCATGAGAACCTTGCTTGGTTGATTCGGCACGGATTTGCACTTTGTAATGAGTATCAGCATCGTTATGAAAAAGAACACTCTTGTATGAAAAGTCTTGAAGTTGCAGAGAATATCTTTGCCACTAAAAGTGGAAAAGAAATTTCCATCTACAAAAATGTGGTAGAATTTACGAGGGCAATGCCTGATGAGTATAAACTTGACACAAGCATTGACACTTTTACTGCTTACAAGATGTATATTGCATCCAAACCTTGGGTTGCATCTAATTATCTTCGTATGCCAGAACGTAAACCAGAATGGATTTAAGTGATGGATAATAGTCATCCTGTTTGTAATTTATGTGGAGGTAAAGGATGTGAAAAGTGTCATAGTGGTTGGGAGTGTACTGGAGAAACCTGTAACAAATGTGCTATGGGTTGGGAATTGGGATTGGATAAATCAACTATTTCTCAAAGGCGTCCAGAATGGGTATGAAATACGAAAAAGGTGACTATTTCCTTGACAAAAATACACATAAGTTGTATATTTTTGATGGGAACGAATGGTGGGAAGTTGTCCCTACCTCTGAATTGAAAAAACCTGATTGGATTTAACTATGACTTTTAAATTAACACAAGAACAGACCGAAACTATTCAAGCAGTATTTGATAAACAATCAACCAAAAATGGTGACTATGATTGCTGGGAAGGAATAAACAAACAAATTCAAAAACAAACTGAATCCGGCATTCGTGTAAATGAAGAAGGGGAAGAAGAAATTCTAATTTTTTATATGGAAAGACATGGGGAATCACGCCCGATACCAGACCTGGCATTTTCTATTCATAAAGTGAAAGTCCATAGAGATTGAGATTATAACCAAACTACACAAAATGTCGTTTGGACATAAATAACATTAGTTATAACTCTTCTAATGGAACTCGACGGAATTACTTACAAACAATCAAAAACTTATCCTGACATTTATGTTAGTGCTTGTGGTAAAATTCTAAATGTGAAACCTATTGGAAGACTTGATAAACGAGATGGTTATGTTAATGTTAGAAGTAAAAGATTACATCAACTTGTGGTAGAATGTTGGGGGGATAAAAAACCAAAGGGTAAGGATTGGTGTATAGATCATATTGATGAAAATAAAACTAACAATAAAGTTGAAAACCTAAGATGGTTGCCCCGATCAGAAAACACAAGAAGGTCTCATTTGGGAAGACCAGAACCCAAAAAAGGAAGATTGCAAATGGATGATGGTATAAAGCAAAAAATTAAAAATCTTTCAGAGCAAGGATTGTCTCAAAGAAAGATTGCTGATATTATGGGCAAAAACCAACGAAGTATTTGGAATGTATTAAATGAGGTTTATTAATGAGTAAAGATTTTTTGTTTGTGGAAAAGTATCGTCCTCGTAAAATTGAGGATTGTATTCTTCCTGATGGTATCAAAAAAACATTTTTGGATTTTGTTAAGAAGGGGGAAATCCCAAATCTCCTTCTTGCTGGACCCCCAGGAGTAGGTAAAACTACAGTAGCAAAAGCATTATGTGAAGAACTTGGAGTAGATTATTATGTCATTAACGGATCCGACGAAGGACGTTTCTTGGATACTGTACGGAACCAAGCAAAGAACTTTGCTTCGACCGTCTCACTTCAAGGAAATGACAAGCACAAAGTCATCATTGTGGATGAGAGTGATAACACGACCGCCGATGTTCAACTCTTATTGCGGGCAAATATTGAGACGTTTTATAATAACTGCAGATTCATCTTCACCTGTAACTACAAGAACAAAATTATTGAACCCCTCCATTCCCGTTGTGCCGTCATCGACTTCACAATCAAAGGGAAGCAGAAGCAACAACTTGCTGGAGCATTCTTCAAACGTCTCCAAACGATCTTGGATACGGAAAGAATTGAATATGATGAAAAGGTCATTGCAGAACTGGTCTCAAAACATTTTCCAGATTTTCGTCGCGTTCTTAATGAATGCCAAAGGTATTCTACTGGTGGGAAAATTGACACTGGAATTCTTGCATCTTTCTCAGACGTTTCAGTAAATGAACTCATCAAGAATCTCAAAGAAAAGAATTTCACAGAAGTCCGTAAGTGGGTGGTCTCCAACCTTGATAATGATGCTCCGGTCTTACTTCGTAGGATTTATGACGCTTCTTATGATTATTTACTTGCCCAATCTATTCCTGCTGCTGTTCTCATTATTGCTAAGTATCAGTATCAGTCAGCTTTTTGTGTTGATCAGGAGATAAATCTTTTGGCAGCATTAACTGAAATAATGGTGGAGTGTGAGTTTCGATGAATCTATATAAAATTGATTATAAATCCTTAAAGGAGAATCCAGTTAAAACGACTCCTGAAAATGTAAAGGAGGCAAATGAAGCACTTTTTTATTCTAAAATGAATCTTCCACAGGCAGCAAAGCACTGTGGTATGACGCAGAAAGAAATGAAACTTACTTTTTTTGAATATCTTAAGTATAACAAACCTGATTATGAAATCTCTTAAAACCTGTCTTCGTTACCCCGGTGGTAAGAGTAGAGCGGTCACTAAAATGGACCCATACTTTCCAGACCTTCGCAACTATGATGAATTCCGTGAACCTTTCTTAGGAGGCGGAAGCGTTGCGATTTATATTACAAAGAAGTATCCTAGTATAGATATTTGGGCAAATGATCTTTATGAACCTCTGGTAAACTTCTGGCAGCAACTCCAGATGTTTGGAGATGATTTGAAGAATGAACTTAGTGGACTGAAGTTAGCACATTGTACACCAGAATTGGCAAGAGAACTTTTCTTAAAATCAAAGGAGCAAATCAATGATGAATCTGAAACGAACCTTAATCGTGCTGTCGCTTTCTATATTGTTAACAAATGTTCTTTTAGTGGTCTTACCGAAAGTTCTTCTTTTTCTCCACAAGCATCAAATAGCAATTTCTCATTGAGAGGTATTGAAAAACTTCCTGAGTATTCAAAGTTAATTGTTAATTGGCGTATAACTAATTACTCCTATGATTATCTAATGGATGGAAACAAGAGTGCTTTTATGTATCTCGACCCTCCTTATGATATTAAGGATAATCTCTATGGGAATAAAGGATCAATGCACAAAAGATTTGATCACGATAAGTTTGCTGCTGATTGCAATTCCAACAATATGGATATGTTGGTAAGTTATAATACCGATCAACTTGTCAAAGATCGTTTCTTAGGTGGAAAATGGAATGCTGCTGAGTTTGATTTGACTTATACGATGCGTTCCGTGGGTGAATATATGCGTGAGCAAAAACAACGTAAAGAACTCTTGCTTTTTAATTATACCAAAGATCCTAAAATACAATTTAGTTTTGATGGATGTTATAATTATGATAGATTGAAGAAAGAGGGTTTGATTGATGACTGAACTTAAAGATTGGTTAAATTCAATCAATCAAACGAAGAAAAATCTAATTGATGAGGATCCATCTTTAGAGAAAGAATACAATTCATATATTATCAATCGGTGTCTTTCTGGGGAAATTGATTGTATTATGTTTGCTAATGAAATGAATATGTATTCATTCCTCCCGAAAAAGATGCAATATGACTTTTTTATAAATAGTCTGAGGAAAAAGAAGAGATATTCTCCCTGGCTCCGTAAAGATACAATCAAAGATCTTGATTATGTTAAACGTTACTATGGTTATAGTAATGAAAAGGCAAAACAGGCTTTGAGGATTCTTACAAAAGAACAACTTACTTTTATAAAATCGAAATTTGAAACTGGAGGAACAAAATGAGTGTCGTTCAAGAACCTGAAGTAAAGTGGACGCCCGATCAAATGGTGGAAGTGATTCTTAATGAACCTGATGATTTTTTA